CCTTAACGTGTATATTTTCACCAAGCACTAAGCCGCAAAAACTACCCTATTAAGTATAGGCCCAGTTTAAACCGAAGTAGGCATACTTCACCCTTAAATTGCACCCTGGAAAATAATTGGCCTTTGAGTGGATATGTTGTGTTTACTTTACATAGCCATATCTTATGGAGGATTTTATACAATGGCTTTTTCATCCGCAAGTGGGTACGGGAATTTACCAAATGGTAACTTTTCACCCATTATCTACAGCAAACAGGTACAACTTGCTTTCCGCAAGTCTGCCGTTGCTAATGCAATCACCAATAATGACTACTTTGGTGAAATTGCAAACCAAGGCGATACCGTCAAAATAATCAAAGAACCTGAAATAACAGTAAAAGCCTACACTCGTGGTACTACTGTGTTACCTCAGGATCTAGATGACGAAGACTTCCAACTTAAAATCGATAAATCAAATTACTTTGCATTTAAAATCGATGATATCGAAGAAGCTCATAGTCACGTTGATTTTATGAACCTCGCTACAGACCGCGCTGCGTACAGATTAGCAGACCAAATGGACCAAGACGTTCTTGGATATCTAGCTGGTTTTAAACAGGCTTCTCTCCACGCAAATGCAGCTACAGTTAATACAACTGTAAATGGTAGTATAGCAGTTTCTACTGCTGGTACTGACGAGCTACTTTCAACCATGAAGCTAAAGAAAAGTGACTTTGGTAATATCACAACTACGTCTGCAGGGGATCACTCTATTCCTCTCGTTCCTCGTTTTGGTGGCGCTACTGCACAGCCTACAGCTACAGCATCTCCTTTACAGGTTATTGCTAGAATGGCTCGACTACTTGATCAACAAAATGTTGATTCTCGTAACCGATGGATAGTCCTATCTCCGGTGTTCATTGAAATGTTGAAAGATGAAGATTCACGTCTTCTAAATTCAGACTTCGGTGGTTCTGGTATTCAGAATGGACTTATCGTTAACAGCTTACACGGTTTCCGTGTATATCAATCTAACAACCTACCTTCAGTTGGTACTGGCCCAGGAACTTCAGGTTCTGCAAACCAAAACTCTAACTATGGGCTTATTGTTGCTGGACATGATTCGGCTGTTGCAACCGCAGAACAGATCAATAAAGTTGAATCTTATCGAGATCCCGATTCATTCAGTGATATTGTTCGTGGGATGCATTTATATGGCAGAAAGATCCTTCGTCCTGAAGCTCTTGTTAATGCCAAATTCAACGCAGCGTAGGGAGGAATAAACAATGGCTACATTAACTTCACTTTTACTCCCTGAAACTGGGAACTCCAACAGAGGCAGAATGCCGTATCAAGTCGAACTAATAATTGACTTGACTGCACAAGCTATTGATTGTTCAGCACCAGATACAGTACAATGTATTACACTACCTGCTAACACTCATATACTTCATGCAGGTGTTCAAGTTGTAACTAGTGCAACAATGAACACAGGTACAAATGCTACTATAACATTAGGCGCAGCAGATGTTGACGAGTATGTTACTGCATTTGATATTGATGGTGCTTCTGACTTAGCATACGCTCCTAGCGTAACTCCTTCAGCAGAAACTGTTCTTGCTACAGCAGATACACTAGACCTTGTTTTTGCAGGTGACGGTGCTACCTTCTCAGCAGGAAAACTTAGAGTTTTTGCTCTATTGATGGATGTCAGCGAACAAGGCAGTACATCAGCTAATGAAGTAGATAGAGACACATTAGCATAATATAAAATATCTGAGGGGGCTGGGCTTAACTGGCCCCTTCAACCTTTTATTGTGAGAGATTTTATAAATGGCAGAAACGTATTTAACATTAACTAACAAAGTTCTTGTTCATGTGAATGAGGTGGAATTAGCTGCTACTACTGCTGCCTTTGCTGCTTCTAGAGGCATTCAAACACAAGCAAAAAATGCAGTAAATGAAGCGGTACGATATATAAACCAAAGGGAGTTTGGCTATCCTTTTAACCACGCTGCTTATACACAAGTTGTTACTGCG